CACCCAGCCCACGGGTTTCAATACTTTCCCATCTTCACGCTTACGCACCTTGCCTGTTTCTTTATCAATCTTGGCAAGGTTAGTTCCAATAACTTCTCTCCAACCACCTTCACCGTCAAAGCCGCCACTATGGATTGCTCCAATAGTAACTACGATAAAATCCAGCAGTGCATCTAGTTGCTCTACACGGTCTTCCTCAGCTAGTGCAACCTGCAATTCCTTCCACTCTTCTTCCATAAGGTCCAGGTATAGCTTGTACTGGCCCTTGTTTAGTTCACCAACGCTTTGATCGCTGGCCTTCATAAATTTCTCTTGATCGCGAAACGGGTTTGTCATTTTAATGATTCCAATGTTTGTCTTTTTGCTTCTTCTTTAACTTCTTGCTCGTGAATAACTTGTAATCCACGGAACATGTTCTCTACAATATGTATAATAGCATCCTTACCATCATCAGTCAAGTGACTGTACTCTGGTGATACTGTGCTTTCATGCCAAACTAATCGATTACGACTAAGTTCGAGCAGACCTCCGTAGATAAGGTCCTTGTTCATACTACGTTTAATATCAAATTTTCTCGCCATTGCTGAAGCCTCTAAAATGGAGAAATCGTGGAAAACGTAAAGAATAACTGCCATCTTGATTTTGTGTAATCGCATCGGCTCGGACTTCGACAACCTTGCCAACCACCTCTTCACGATCGGCCCAATAAGCAACACGGTTATCATCAGTAAACCCACTGCCCACATTAACAAGAATTGTACGCCCATCATCCACTCCTTCACAAACAAACGCACCTAGTCGTCCAACGTTCTTACCAGTGCCTTCCTCAACTGCGGTTACAGTCAACGACACTTCGATAAACGGCTTCAACTTGAGCCAAGCCACACTTCGTTTACACTCATATCCGGCATTAGGATCTTTAATCATGATACCTTCGTAGCCGCCATCAATCGCCTTTGCGTTAATTTCTTTGTAACGCTTCTTGCCAGCATCTGTATTAAGGTCTACAGCTTCATATGTTAGGCAAGTAACGTTGGGCATATCAGCTTGGTGGGTATTAACCCATGCCTTAACCATTTGGCTACGAACTAATTGAGTTTTATCCCATTCACCTTTTTCAAAGTTTTCTAGTGGAATAAAGTCAAACAGATTAAGTACGGCATCATTTGCTTTAACATCACTCTTACGATGCACTTGAGTCATCAAGTCTTGGAATGAGCTAGACATAATCTCACCGTCTAGTACGAGATCATAAGGCGGCGGAACCTTCTTAACCACAGCACTGATTTGTTCTGCTACATGTGGAAAGTTAACTAGTTCTTTTCCGTTACGACTAAACATGTCTACCCGACCGTCAGTACGAACAATGGTGATTACACGAACACCATCTAGTTTAACTTCGATAAGTTTTTTACCAGTTACTTTAGTTTCATGATTAGCACTATCATGTGCCAGTTGGCAACTGAATACAGGTATAGCATATTGTGGATATTTCTTACCTACAACTTTATTAACTGTATTTTCACTAAATCCTGCTCGCATGTCTTTGATAAGAATGCGACGATACCAACCATTCCACTGTGACTTAGTGGCTGATTTCATCATTGCTTGAATCATATCCCTCGCTGTATTACCGGTGACATTGCGAGTGACAAAGCCAGTAAGAGCGAGAGTAAAACTATCCCAAGGTAGGCCAGGGCCATCTTCATCTGTTTTCTCCGGTATTTGTTTAAGTCCAAAAGTGATCATGCTATCATAGCACAGTCTTAGTCCTTCAAAGAACTCAGCATTACCAAACTCAGCTTGAGCTTGAATAATAGCTTCTTTGTTCAAACGGCTAGGATGATCTTCTAGGGAAGAAATAACTGAGTAGCATGGATCGCTCATTTTAGACCTTTAGTTAACTGTTTATGTAACTATTATACAGTCTAATTATCAGTATGTCAAGTGATTTGTTGTCTTAAATGGCTTACCGTTATAAGCATATTCTAATTGATTCATTATTTTACGCTTCATTTGGCGAACCTTTGGATGGTCGTGATCGTACTCAAACGCTTTCATAAATCGCCCCCAACCATTTGGGCGGACACGTTTTGGAACTTTTGAATCTAAGTATGTTTTGATTGCTCTAGTATCCCAACCAAATTTATCAATCATATCTTGTGCTAGATTAAATGAGTGGGCACCCATTTCGTCTCGGTCTCCATAATATTCTTGTTCTTTACGAGTTCGAGCATAGTAGGCAGTACTTTGGTAGCCAGGAATGGCTTTAAAGTTTCTAGCACGATATTGTCTAGTGTGTATAACTTCATGGAGTACTGTATCGGCAAACAGTTGGCAAACACGTTCCCAACGATAAGTGCTCATTTTCATAGTAGCAGTTTTAGGAGGAAATGCTAGCTCAATTTCAATAAAACGCTTTCTTTTCTTCTTATCTAAATCACTATAGTAAGCGCCACCTACCCAAAGTTCACCTTTTTTAACAGGATTAAATCTAGTGCTTTTTACTTTTAATGGAAGATGCTCTTTGATATGCGAGCTGATAATGCTGGTAATTTCGCCAATGGGTAACCGTTTATCAACTAAATCAGACTTTAGCTGATACAGCATTGAGTACAGGGTATTGCGATCCAGTTGGGACCAATTAAAAGCCTGGCGAGCCATAGCACACTCCTTGACTACGTATTTATAGTGTACTAGGCCCTACCATTATATACACACTTTACGGGCGTTTATCTAGCACCTTATCAGCCAACCCGTACTCTACAGCCTCTGCGGCACTCAAAAATGTGTCAAATTTCATGTCGCTAAACAGTTCATCATAGGTTTTACCCTTGGTATTGTGCTTAACATACAGCTCTGTTAGACGTTTATTAATGCGTTGGCTTTCTTCAAAGCTTCGTTTAGCGTCTTCAAACTGTAGTTCTTGTACGTGTACACTACCGCGTGTGCCAGGAGTACCCGAACTAACACGATGAATCATTGTGCGGGCTTCAGGAAGCACGAATCGCTTACCGGGAGATCCTGCTTGTGCGAGGAAACTACCCATTGAGCAAGCCTGTCCAATGACGTAAGTGGCGACATCGGGGCGAATAAATTGCATGGTATCGTAAATAGCAAGGCCAGCAGTAACGGACCCGCCAGGGCTATTAATAAACAGGCTAATGTCTTCATTGCCTTGACTCTCCATAAAGAGCAACTGAGCAACTAGCAAGCTCGATGTGTGCTCGTTAACATCCGTGTCTAGCATTACGACACGGTCTTTGAGCAAACGGCTATAAATGTCATAGGCACGTTCACCTTTTGCTTCGGTCTCAATGACCATTGGTACCAAATTTGGCATTCGTTTTCCTTATTGATCTAATTCTTTAAATGCTTCTGGAGCACGTTTCGCAGCCAGTTCGTTGATACGTTGCTGATCTTTAGCACGTTTCAAAATGTTAGCATCACCTGTAGGCAATGCAACTAGAACATAGGCACGATAACGGCCACTATCTGCAATAATCTTTTTGTCTGCTACTTCAACTCCAGTAACATCTACCTCTTTACACGCAGTACGAATAACCATTTCACTCAATTCAGAGCTTACATCAGCAGTATCTGCTTTGTAAATTTTGGTACGCTGACTAACACTACCGCCAGCAGTCATACAAATTTTACCGTATGCTTCTGCCTTGGCTTTATGTAGTGCCATTGAGTAGTCACCGCTTGAGCTAGTACCAGCTGAATACACAGCAGACGAACTCTTAGGCAACTCAATCATCCATTTAGGTGCTTTGTCAATAGTGCGTTCAACACTAGCCTGTTTAAAAGAGCGTTCTTGTTCAGCACGTTTTCCATATGGGTCAGTTGTGCCACAAGCCGCTAGCATAGCGATTACTGGGATTAGCAATAGAGTCTTTTTCATTTCATTTTTTCCTTAGTCCAGTCAGCGGCTGACGAAATGTCTTTGCCTACACCTGACACAGTTGAACATGCGGCCATGTTAGCGGCCAAAACAAGTGCTACGAAAATTTTCATTTTGCCATCTCCACTGATTGAGTTTTGATAGTGTCTACGCCTCTGTCAAAAATACGAGCAATGCCGGAAAATCCAACAGTAGCTAGTACCAATCCAAAAACTGTGCCTGCGATAAATGCCTTCATAACT